TCAGGGATGACGGCGACGAAGATACAAGACTTGATAAACAAGGTTTTGGGGATGATACAATATGGATTCAAATTTAGTATAAATACTTTTAAAGGGAACTTGTATGAGCGTTCAACATAGAGCAAGAATAAGAACAGTTGCAGACTACAGTGCTGATTTTTCAGATGTAGGTAGTTGTTGTTATCCTCCTAACCATTCTCTATATGATATAGATAATCCAACAGTTCCTATTGATAATGTAACATATCAAGAATGTATTTCAGAGGGTGGTTATTTTCTTCCAGAGGGTGGTGTGTGTCCAAATCTATCACAACCCGGATGTTGCTGTGCATGTTCTTATGTTCCAAACGATGAGTGGGAAGAATTTTTTGAGCATCCTGATCCAAATGGACCGAATGGATGTCCAGACCCTACAGATCCTTTAAGTTGTTATCAAGGTGGTTTGAAGGAAGTTACAGTCTGTGAATGTAATTCGATTGGTGGAATATGGTCTCCACTTCCCTGTAGTTATTACTATGAACCAGGACAACATCTAGGAGTTGGTGCAGATGTTCTTTGCAATCCAACAGAAGAAGGCGTAGAAGATGTTCGTTTCCCTGGTGCATGTTGTCACGAAAGTATAGAAGGAAACTGTGCAAATATATGCAGTTTTGAAGAGTGTGCAGAACTTATTGGTGACGGTGTTGATGGAGTGTTCTATGAAAATGATACATGTAATGATAGTTTACCAGAATGTGGTAACAGTTCAGGAGGTTCTGGAGTAAGAAGGCACAGAGGAACCAATTTGATTATTGGTGAAGAATTAAAGCAAAGAGTAATGGAAGGAAATTACGATAAGAGAGACGAAAAATCTTGTTGCATTTATGAAATGAAAGATAATGTTCTTTGCAAGAGAACCATTGAGTCGGACTGTGATGGTCATTTTGGTGGATTTGATGAGGGTGGTCAATCATTACAATGTACTGATGAAAGATGTTCTGATATCAAAAATTACATTACAAATAATAAATCATCTATTGACCGTTCGGTAATAGACAATTGGTATATTGGTAAGAATGTTTTAAACATGGGTTTCTATGTCGGTGAATTTTATGTTAAATCAGAAGTTTATGGAGATTCACCAACCATATATGGTAACTTGAAGACGGGAGAAGTCCAACCATATAAAACAGAAGATACCACAGAAAATTCAAAAGAAAAATATGCTGTAGTAGTATATCCTTATGATATTCTTGGTGTTTCTTATAATCTTTCTAAGATTTATTCAGTAATAAATTCTTCATGGGATTCTATTCATAATAACGAGATTAACAAAAATTTAGATTTGACAAAACGAATAAATAGTTTAGATGATAACAATTGGATGATTCCTTCGGTGGATTTGTTTGGTTGGATGTATGAACAGGTGAACTCAAATGAATTTATAACAAATGTTCTTGCCAAAAATGAAAACCCCAATATGGTCTTTAGCACATGGGGAATAGATAGATTCTATTGGACATCTTCTGTGCTACAACAGACTGGAAGTTACTTCTATATTCATAAGGGAGATTTTGTTGCTGGTTGTAATGCTGATACCGTACATAGAGTTCGACCTGTATGTGTATTGAAAATAAATGGTTGACATTTTTTGTTTTTTGGTTTATAATAGTTTAGTTTTAATGGAGATATTGATATGACAGACAAAGAAAATTCAGGCGAAGTTAATTTCCGAAAAGTTCCAGTTGATCCGAATAAAAGAGGAATTAAAAAGAAATTAAGCATGATTCAAAGTTTTGCGGTGGCACTTGCTTCTAGAAATATTAACAACAAGAAAATTAATACACCGATTAAACAACTTCGTGTATTAAGTTGTTTTGGTAATCAAAACACAGGAGGCGTTTTACCCCAATGTGAACATCTTTTGGATAGTGATGTTCAAGAGGGTAAAAAATATTGCGGTGCATGTGGTTGTGGTGATAGAAAAGGGACTTGGTTGATTCAAGAGGCAGATGAATATAGTAAACTCGATTATCCTAAAGTTTCTTGTCCTCTTCAGATGCCAGGATTTACAAATTATCTTGTAAGTACACCAGATGAGGCAGAAGATCCAGTAACTCGAAAGTATTACATTGAAAACATGGACTATAGTTTGGTGCAACAGGTTCCTGTGAGGATTGGGGAAGCACCCCCTCCTCCAGAAGAAGAGCCAAAATAAAGTTGAATAACATCTCTTGCTCCTGATGCCTTTATACATATAGTAAAAGCATCAGGAGTTTTTATATGGCAAAACCAACTTCAAGAGACGAAATTATCGATTATGCTCTCCGAAGATTAGGCTCACCAGTAGTCGATATAAATGTAGACAGGGAACAGTGTGAGGACAGATTGGACGAAGCACTTCAGTTATTCGCTGAAAGACATTTTGACGGTACAGAAAAGGCTTATTTTAAGCACAAGATTACTCAAGATGATAAAGATAATCTATACATTGACACCAATTCATTTGGAGCAGTCAATGGAGCAACTGGAGAGGCTCCA